CGTCCTGAAGAATGCTAAGACGGACAGAACGATTAGCGTCGAGCCATCCCTAAACACCTTCGCCCAGCTCGGGGTCGGTGAATATATGGCTAATCGTCTTCGCAGGCATGGTGTGGACATTCGCGAGCAGGAGCCTAACCAGCGCCTTGCCCAGGAAGGTTCACTTTACGGCAGCCTTGCAACTGTCGACTTGAGTAGTGCGTCAGACACTATCGCCACCGAGTTGGTGGCGACTCTGCTTCCCTTAGATTGGTTCTACTTTTTAAAGGGTTTCCGGACGTCGACCTTGGTCGATCCGTCCGGCAGAGAAGTCTGCATCCAGAAGTTCTCGAGTATGGGAAACGGGTTCACCTTTCCCCTCGAGACCTTGATCTTCTACGCGCTTGCCAAAGCGTGTGTGGAGATCACTGACGAAGATGGCCCAGTGCGGGCTTACGGGGATGATATCATTGTCCCCACCGGAGCGTATCCCCTCCTCTCGGAGGTTTTGACTGCTCTCGGCTTCGTGCTGAATAGGAGCAAATCCTACAGCGCTGGACCTTTCCGTGAATCATGTGGAAAGGACTACTTTTCAGGTATTGACATCCGTCCAGTTTACATCTCCGTGAAGGAGGAGCCCAACTGGATGCTCGTCGCAGATCTATTCGCGCTTCACAACTTTTTCGTGAAGCACGGCATGGAAGACGAGCGCTTGTATATCCTTTCTCTTCTCGATCAGGACCTTCTTTTATATGGTCCCGCAGGCTACGGCGATGGTCACCTTCACGGCGACTGGAACCCCCGCCCACATCGTCGGGAAGACGGGTATGCAGGGTACGTTTTTGACACCTTCTCTTGGTCCCCGGTCTGGTCGACGGAATTCAGCCGAGGGGATGGTGTTTTGCCAGTTTATTCGATATACGCAAGTCCCCCGACCTTCGGGTTGGCGGATCTGCAATATGCCGATGAACGCATGGCAAGTCGCGCTATAGCGTACTGGGGTACCAAACCCCAGGCGTTTAAGTGGACGAAAGGCCAGCTCTCGGTGGTGACACCGGGAAGAGGTACGTATCGGAGAACGTCAGTCTACACTTTAACCCGGTAGTTACCGGGTCCCTGAAAGGGGTGGAGGCCAACTGCCT